ATAGGTGAGCGGTCTGGGTGTTTACATCTTTATGAAATGTTAGGAAAGATGATGTGAATTTGTAATGTGAATTTAGTCCTGACGTATATAGGTGGGATGTGTGTCTTCTACAATCTTTAAAATCATTACTAGTTATCAATCTTCTCTTCTATAAGACAAATGGCAAAGAACATAAAGCATCCAAACAAGTTAAGAGACCCAAATCCGAACAGAGATTTCTTCCGACAAATGGAAGCAACACACGTCTCTCCATTCTTTAATCACATCACAGACCAGAACGAACAAAACACAATACAATCCCTACAAGATGAATCTATTGTCCTTGCTGGTTATATGGTGTACTACGTCTTTAGGACAGAAACAAACTTGGATGAAGTCTTGTTTGAGATTGATAACTCTCGTTTCTCTGAGGCATTTCAAATAGCAGCAACTTATCCTGAACATATTATTGACTGGAATAACAATGATGCTCTAATGAATAAATTTGGCATCAATATAGCTCCTCAAGGTGAGTTCATCTTCTCTCAAAGAGCTTGGGACGTCATTATGTCTGAAAGGAAAGCTAATGGTCTATTTACTTGGTCAAGACCAAGAGAAGGTGATTTAATCATCATTGACCAGAATCAAAGATGGAACATAGAGAAGATGACTAGGGAAGAGATAGATGATTTCACACAGAGATATGTCTTTCAAGTCACTTACGTTGATAAAGGAAAGAATAACTGGCAACTTGGTAAAGACTATGTTTGGAGAATTTCTGCTTCTGGTTATAAACATGAAACAACAGAGAAGATTGATGCTCTTGGTGATGATGATAAACCTTTGCTTGATGAAGTACAAGATTTCTTTAGAACAACTCAGCATGAAGGTTTGAAACAAGCTGAGAAGAAAGTAAGAAAAGAAGAGAACAATATATTCAAGACTTGGTAGGAATCATTTAAATGTCATATTCTATTTCAGATGGTGCAGCAGCAGTAAGTGATGCTATTTCAGGGACTTCAGGTCTTGTTGGAAACTTTAAGGGAAATTACGCTTATCCTAGTAACTGTGGAGATAAGGATTATCCCTCTTGGATTCAGTTCTCTGTAAGGTCTCGTAAAGGTATTACCTCTGACGCCATCATTACAAACATTGCTTTGTATATGCCTGAGAACGCTTCTGTGCCTTCCACAGCATCATGGGAGAACGCAGAGACCTCTGCAATGATTAACTCAATCAGAAATGCTCAAATCAAGAGAATAGAGTCAGGTGAGATTAATGCAGCCAAATCGCGTGATGCTGGCTTTGCTCTTGAGTCTATGACAGGAGAAATGGGGACTGCTAACAGTGGAGGTCTAGGTCATGCCCTTAGACAATTCGCTGATAAAGGTAATCTTCTTCCTGTGAGTGTACAACAAGTGGCTGGCGCAATGGCTACACAAGCTGCTGCAAATACAGTTGGTGGGGCTTTGAGTAGAAGTCTGGGTAGGACAAACTCTGGCGGAAACTTGTCAACTGACCAATCATTAGGAGCATTGTTTGGAGCGACAAGAAATCCATATCTTACTGCTTTGTTTAGAGGAATAGACTTTAGAACCTTTGAGTTTACCTTTAACTTGTTTCCACATAACCAAGAAGAGGCAGAGACGATAGACGCCATTATTAAAGTCTTCAGACAAGCCTATTTGCCGTCATATGGAAGTGGTGTTGGTGGTAAGGCTATACTTGATTATCCATTAGAGTTCAACATCTCTTATAAATGGGGAACAAAGGATAATCCATATCTGAATAAGTTTATGAACTGTGTCTTGGTTGGTCTGGAAGTAAATCACACTGGATATGGTTCATGGGTAAGTATGAAGAATGGATTTCCAGCATCTACAATCATTCAACTTAGATTCTCTGAGACCAATATTGTCACCAGAGAAGATGTTGCAAGAGGATATTAGTGGGGTGAGCGAAGCTAGCTTCTAGCTTGCGCAGACGATAGAGTAGTTTTTCTGATTAAGAGATGATATTTACTCTAGGAGAAATCAAATAAAAAGCCAGTTAAATACTGGCTTTTCTTGTTTGAGACGATACAGTAGTTTCATTTAACAGAATTAAACTGAGCTTGAATCTTCTGTAGTGAATCAGCTTCATCCTTATCCTTTCTAAACTCAACAAATACAGGAAGGAATAAAGAATAGTAGGGGTTATTCTCAGTTGGCTTCATAAGAGCATTAGCCCTCACTGCAATAACTGTGTCAATGAACTGTTCTCTATTGTCAGAGACGTTTTGTTTACTCTTATCTGTCAAACCAGAAGAAGAGACATTAACTTTCAGTAAACCATCAAAGGATTCACAAATAATACTTCCAAAGGTAGATTCATTCTTTCCTGTTCCTTCGTTAAACCCCTTAACCAATAAATCAAGAATGACTTCTTGTTTTATCTTAATCTGGTCTCTTGAAGTTCCGTTTTTAAAGAGACCATTACGATTCTTTAATACTGCACCCTCTCCACCAGCTTTCATAATCTCAAGGGCAAACGTTCTTGCTTCATCAAGAGAAGAAACAAGGTCACTCTTAACCAAAAGAACACAATCACTCTTCAGGTTTCCAATTATTTCCTTAACAAAGTTCCATCTTGTGTTGTAGTTTGTCTCAAATTTCTTGGAGAGTAATTCTTCTTTACAAACAGCATCCCAACAGACAAAAGATACAACATCATTCTCTTGTAGAAGTTCTGTATCAAAGTTTCCAGAGATGACAGAGTTCATAACGCCATTGCTTTCTTCTCTTGGAAGAGGAACACCATCTCTATAGACAAGAAGCTCTCCCATGAATCTATAGTCCTTTGGAAGAAGAGAAACACTGTCAACAAACTTCTTAAAGGAAGAAATGCTTTCATCAAAGAAGAGATAACTTCCTCCTCTGGAACGAAATACTGTTTTTTGGTTTTCATCAAAGTCAATGTTCAAGAACATTCCATCCATCTTCTCCTGAACAATAGCAGGAAACTTAAAGTTATTCCAGTCTTTATCTCTCATGTCTTTAATAAGAGAACAACGCATATATTCCATTGTTGGAATTAGATTTGGATAGACTTTGTTAATTGTCTTAACAGCTACACCAGCTTTCAAATCTCTTCCAATAATTCTTTTTATGACTTCATAAGCTCTTTCGTCTTTATAAACACTAGGAAAAGAAGAAATAGTGAATTGTCTTAGATTGTCTCTATAAGAAAGTTTATCTGCATTCATTAACCAATCTCTAATAGAGAATTCATTTAATAGAAACATTACTGTTGGTTTTTCTGTGTCAAGACTAAATCCAAATGTAACTGTGGATGAATAAGTCAAATAAAGAACTTGTTTAAAGAGTTCAATAATATCTTCTCTATCTTTAACAGAAGAAAGAATCTCTTCTTTTTTGTTCTTTGATGAAGTGTTAGCTAAGTCATTGATGACTTCGTAAATCTCTACCAGTTGTTCAACTGAAGTTTTCATAGGTGTTTACCTCTCTTGTTGTGTTGATGATGAAGATACATTGTATAGGGAAAGAGAAGAAGCGTCAAGAGAGAAAGAGAGAAGAGAGAAAAGGGGGAAGAAGAGCATCACTAGCGTCAGCTAGAAGCTGACTAGCTTCGCTCTTTGTAGAAAACATAAAAACCCAGTATTCATGCGGCTTACAGAGAATGTGAAGTGTTACGAGAAGCAGAGTAACTAGCGCCCATAAAGGCAACAAAGAAAAAACAACACATATCCATTCCTTACTCAGTAGTAAATTCCAAAGAATGGCTTAACCATGCGGGTCACAGAGGATGCTACATCTGTAAATGATACTTTGTAACACCTTTTGGTCTGTTCCTTCATCTAAAACTCTTCACCAATAAAGGTGTTTCTGTTATTCTCAAATCTTTAGGAGATACTCTATTAAATCTAGACCTATATACCCTACCCCACTACTACCCTATTACCCCCACATTTCATCTTCTCATTTGTGAGAGAATACAATGTTCTCTGAGCTTATAAACGATGTTTAGAGAGGATGCAAGGTCTTACCCCTTATAAGACCATTACTTTCTTCTTTTGGTGTCTTAGAGAGTCATACAGAAGATTTATGGTTTCTTTGTTCTTTAAGCAGTGTTACAACATATCATCTGCAAATGTAGCATCGTCTGTAACCCGCATGGTTGAGCCATTCTTCCAAAACTTTCACTAAGTAAGGAATGGATGTGGTTGGTTTTTTAGAGGGGTCTTCTTTCTCCAGTGAATTCTCTTTCGTAGTTCTATAGAAGAGGGGAAGAAAGTAGGTTTAAGGAAGTACAAATCGTCTATAAGCCTTGTACTTACTGGGTTTTTATGTTTTCTACAAAGAGCGAAGCTAGTCAGCTTCTAGCTGACGCTAGTGATGCTCTTCTTCCTTCCCTTTTCTCTTCCTTTAAAATCTTTTTAGCTCTTAACTTACAGAAGACAATCATTAAGATGAAAACCTATCCACAATACCTTTCACCAGCTTTCATGGACTTTCCTCAGAAGGAACTTATGAAGGTCTCAACTAAGACTGGTGGTCTAACAGCAGTTGAAATACTTAAACGTTATTTGACAGGTAAAGACTTGGTCAAATACGATATTGCTTATATGCAATATAAAGAAGGACAAGTAACCATTAAATTGAAAACACCTGTTTCTTTTTCAGAGGGAGTTGTTATTCAAATTGAAGGAACAGAGAGAAGAGAGTTTGATGGTAAATGGAGAATAGATGACTTCATTGATTCAACCACTTTTATTGTTAAGTCATATGACTTAGACTTTAAATTTGCTGATGAAGATGAAAAGAAAGAGGAGAATAAAGGGAAATTATCTTTAGCCTCTTTTGGTTGGAAAGTATTGAAAGAAGAACAAGACTACATCTTCTTCAAGAATGGAAATGCAAATGATTCATCAGTTCTTTGTCTGCAAAGAATTGATATGGCGAATATAGACAATAATAACTTCTTTAATAAAGGTGAAGAGAATACTTCACCTTATATTAGTAACTTTGGAGCGCATCTACCAGGAAGGAATAGAAGTGGTTGGCTCATGATTAATCTATGGAACTTTGAGGAGAGTATGACAACTCAGGAGAACCTAGATAAATTCACGACGCCAGTAACAAGAACATCTGAATATTTTAAGATGAGCACTGATAGTAGGTTTGCATCTTCAATAAGATGCAAACCTATATTCTTTGATGACCAGACTCCAAATGACAATGGTTATTGGTTACTGTATGGTAATGAACGGTTCTTTATGTTTTCTTATTGGGGTGCAATAACATTACAAGATTGTAGTGCAGAGGTCTATGGTTATGGTGAATTAGAAACTCCATACAAAGACTCTTCTGTCTTTATCTATGGTTATAACAGTAATTCTGCATATGGTCTTCCCTACTACTATATATTTCAAGCAATACCATATACAGCAGCTTTTGTCAATCCTCCGTTTGACAGAAAGAGTCTATTTCCATTCCTTGTTGGTAGCTCTACCATTAACCTACAAAACTACGATAAGAAGAATGTTATCTCTTCTCCCAAAGTATTTCCTATTGCCCATCAATATTTACTGGGAAGTTATTGTAATTATTGTAGATTTCCTTATTCTCTCTCTGTCGTTGAGAATAAAGACGCATTCTTTACTAATCCTTCTGGAATCATCCATAAGACAATAAATGAAACAGAGTTTGTCTTTGTTAGAGGTTTCTATGGAAACTTAGAAAAGCCAGACGTTTGTTTTGAGACGAAGAGAGTTTTTAATTATGTTTAATCTTATTAAGAACGAATACCCATATACAGAGGAAGGTCTTAAACAATTATGGGAAGAAGATTATGGAGGAATTGTAACTTCCTCTAATTTAAGTAACCCTGAACTTTCTTTAATCCTAAGAGGCGTAACAAATATATCTTCCAATCAAATTAGGTTTAAAGGCAATAGTTATCTGAATAGTAAACCATTCTTCTCACACACAGAAGAAAAGGATAAACTCTTCTCTGTCTTTGCTAAGGGAGATAATGGAGAAATAGCTTTGTTTGCCAATGAAGTAGAAGACTTTGGAAGAGACTTGTTCAGAACGACTATTTACTACAAAGGTGATATACAGCTTCTTCTTTATAAGAATGAAATTAACTTGTACATTGCAGGAAAACATATTGAAAACGCCTACATTACAAAAACGTTAGTTGGTGTTTTCAATCCATTTCAAGAAATAGAAATATTTTATCCATTAAGGTATATTAACAAACAGACTAATGAAGAGGTTATCGTGGATGTTCCTTTTACTATGAGAAGTCAAAGATTCTCTTCGCCATCACACACCATTTATCCAGTGGTTTTAGGCTCAGAAAGATTAATACTAATTCCACAAGGACAAATTGGTCTTTCCCTTGTCATTAATTGACATCCTCCCACACCCTGAAAGGTGTAGATTCCTTTAAGCACTAAAGCCAAAGGAACTCGGCGAAATAGCCAAAAGGTTCGCCTTTTTACAGGCGCTTTTAACGGCGTGTCCCGCCGAGAGGAGGGGTTTTAATCCTACGTTATGAATGTTAATCGCTGCGTTGTAGTCCGCGTTAGCGGACATACCACAGCGAGTACATTCAAAAATTGATTGTGATTTTCTACTCTTCTTATCTACATTACCGCAAGCACTACAAGTACGGCTAGTATTTGCAGGATTTACTGCTACGCAGTGTTTTCCTGCAAGCATAGCCTTATATTGTAGTTTCTGGCGGAACTCATACATAGGAATCATAGTCATTAAGCGATTGAATGATTTCTTTCGTTCACCTAATTTCTTAATCATTTTATGAATACTCAAATCCTCTAGGATTACACAATCGTGGTTTTTGATTAGATAATCAACTAGTTTGTTTAAGAAATCTTCTTTTAAATCATTGAGATATTTCTGTTTGCGTTGTATCTTAAGTTGAAGTCTTTTGGCAGCGTTGCTGCCTTTCATCTTCTTACTCAGATAGGACTTCAAACGGTCTATCTCTTTGAGTTTATTTAAGATGTTAGGAGCAGAAACACTTTGTCCAGTTGACATAACAAGATATTTTTTAATTCCTAAATCTATTCCTACAGTTTTGTTAATCTTTACAGCAGGTTGTGGTACAGTATTATCCTCTACGAGGATAGAAATATACCATTTTCCTGCTTCCAATTTAACTGTAGAGCTTCTAAATTTATGTGTTTTCAATAATTTAAGATACTTCTTAGAAGTTTTAAATTTCATGTTTCCTATCTTAGGTAAGAAAACCTTTGTAAAAGAATGATTTAATTTTACTCCATCTGGATAAGTAAATCTATCATTTACAAATTTCTTCTTGAAAACAGGAAACTTTGCTTGTTTGCTAAAGAATCTCTTAAATGAAACATCCAAATGTCTTAACGACTGTTGAAGAGGTTGAGAAGGTACTTCCTGAAGGAAGTTGTATTTCTCATCTTTCTTCAAATTTGTTAAATGTTTAGAATATTCGTTATAGTTGAAATCCTTGTTTTCCTTCGCACTAGCAAGGAAAAAGTTGTACACAAGACGGCAGCAACCCGCTGTCTTGTACATCAAGACTTCCTGCTCTTGCGAAGGATAAAGGCGAACCTTTAAGGATTTCAACACTTTAATTATTCCTGTAAAATTAGATTGAGAGTATTATATAATCTTTAAATATGAAAACGAATTACTAAACATTAATAGTATTTTATAGCGCCTTATATCACCTACTTTTAGGTAGGGGTTTTACGGCGCGCATGATAAATAAAGAAGGAATAAATAGAAATGTCATTTGGTGATAACGTTACTATTCAATGCTACAACGAAACAGCAATAAAGGTTTATGGAGGAGAGACAGAAGAGAATTTGAAATCAATATTTAAGGAAGGATTTCCTTTATCAGAATTTACTATAAAAAGCATTACCAAAGAGGCTGATGCTGGTGTTTTCTCTATTACATTCAATGAAGTGATAAATACTAAATTAACTCCTGCTCTTGTCTTGGAGATTTCAGGCGCAGATGTTGTTGAGTTTAATGGTAGATGGAGAATAAGAGCAGTAAAAGGAAATGACACAGTAATCTTCTTCAAGAAGAAGAGTGTAGCTTCTTTGAGTGATGTTCCTTCAAACCTATCTGCAATAACCTTAAAGGTTGCTCCTGTAGGAATGAAGTATTCGGAAATAAGAAAAAGTTATGGGTATTGGAACGTTGCTCCATTGTTTGGTGATGGAACAAATGAACTTATTAGTTTTTACCTCTATCTATATAGAGAAAGTTTTTATGTTGCTGTTGACGGTAATGTTAAACATACATTATCTCTAAACTATCCTTCAATCTTTGCTGCTGCCCCACACAGTTTTATTCTCTCTGGAACATTTACTGATAGGACAGAAGCTAAATATAGAACATCAATCTTCTTCTTAACAACATTAGGAGATGATTCATTTACATACAATATTGGAGCACACTCTTTTGTTTCATATGTAATGCAAGATAGAGAGTCTCTCTATAATAACTTTGGTGGTTATATTAAAAACTCACCACTCTACATTAAGTTAAAAGAACATTCAAACTACATTTACGAAAACAATAAAGTTTTTACTTATACCCAAAAACCAAGATTGTCTGACAAGACAAAAATTGTTCAACCTTACGTCTCCACAACAACCTTAATGAAAAGTAATAAAGCATTTAAGGTTCCCGGATATGTTCATCTAATCGAAACAGAACCTTCATTATGTGCTGGTGGTTTATACATAGGAAAAGATGAACAAGATAATGAAATTCCTATGTATGTGGTTTATTCAGAAGATGAAACTTCAGATGTAAAACTCAATCAAATTGTTACTCCATTAGCAGATGAGTTTTGGGTTATTAAAGAGCTTGCTAACAGACAAACATGGTTCTAAGAAATGCCTAACTTTTACGAAGAAGAACAACAGATAACAACCCTTAGACAATCCTCTAAGGGTAATTATTTATCATTGGATTATTACTTTCCTTTTACTACGTCTGTAAAAACCTTTGACTTTGACACAGAGCCATTTATCCCAGAGAAAGGGATAAAGATAGACGCAGTTATCTTTGAGGATGCGATAACATTACTAAACATCAATTCATTTGGTAATGTAAAAGACAAAGCAATTCTATATGGCAACGTCTTCTACGAGGATAAACCTAAAGAAGGAATGCGAATAGAGGTTAATGATGTTTCAAAAGAGAATACCTTCTTCACTAGAACAAATAATAATGGTTTTTATCAGATAACTGTCCCTACGAGAAACGCTATATATGAAGTCCTAGCAGAAGATGAAAGCAGGAAATACAACACACAGATTAAGGCTTACACAATTCCTGAAGAGGCATGACCATTCACCTATATACATGGGGAATAAATTCACATAAGAAATTCACATAAGGATTAGAACACTTTTGTAAAGATGTAGAACCGAGACTTTCCCACCTATATACGTCAGGACTAAATTTAAGAAGAGACAAATCAAATGAAAACAACAAACTATAGACACAATAAAAACCTGATAGAGAAGCAACCACTCTTTCTTCTCAATAAGAATAACCTTAAACAAACGACGTTTAACCCAGCAACAAATGACCTGCCTGAATTGTTGATTCCTTCCTTAGAAAACTTCAACTACTTCATTCAGACATTTACAATGCCTTCTATAACCATTCCCGCTGTGGACACGCCTTATATGGGAGAGTACACATCATTGCCGGGTGATTACATTACTTATGGTGATGTCTCTTGCGACTTCCTTGTTGATGAAGATTTGCAGAACTGGCAAGCATTAGTGGGTTGGTGTAAAGACCAAGCATACAGAAACGACAATCCAGACAGAATGGTTGACATTACTATTCTCTTGAAGAATAGAAACTGGAAGACACAGAAGAGACTTGTCCTAGCCAAAGCCTATGTGACAGATGTTTCTTCTTTCTCTTACGTTACAAACGGAAATGATGAAGACATTGTTATTTGTTCGGCTACATTCCGTTATCAATATTGC